GAAAATCTACATGGAGCCGGCGGTGGCAGCAATCGCGCAGCGGATTGAAACCGATCTGTTGAGCCTCTATGCCGGGTTCAACTTGAACGCAGCGGTCGGGACGTCGGGAACGCCGATCACGGAAGCGACGATCGACGCGGCCGAGACGGCGCTGTTTCTGGCGAAGGTGCCGGCAACCCAACAGAAGTACATGGTGGTGGACGCAAGCACTTACTCGGCGTGGCGGCAAATTCCGCGGTTCAGCGAGTTTCAAGCGGCGGGCGACGCGGGGCTGCGTGCGATCGTGGACGGAACGGTGGGAAAGATCAAGGACTTCTTCGTGTTCCGGTCGCAGTTCGTGCAGAAGACGGGAAACAGCCCGGTAACGACGCACAATATGGCGTTCACGCGCGATGCAATGGGCCTGGTGATCCGGCGGCTCCCGCAACCGCTACCGGGCACGGGGGCCATCGCGGAGTACGCCGAGCTGGGCAACTTCGGCATGCGAGTGGTGATGAGCTATCAGCCGAATACGCTGGCACAGCAGTTCACGGTGGACGTGCTGTATGGCTGCGGGGTGCTGCGGAACGCGGCCGGCGTGCAGGTGAATACGTAGGCACTTTGGAGGGGGTCGAGGGTTCGGGAATCGGGTCCTCGACTCTAAAGCAGCAACGGGCGAGCTTGCGCTCGCCTGGTACAGGCCGGGAGGCCTGTACCCACGAGGAGATTGGAATGGATTTGAGACTGTATTACCAGAAGATTCGAGACGTCGAGGCGAAGATCGGCGAGGAGTTTCCGATCATCGTGAGTCACGAGACACCGAATGGCGGCATACCGGGCGCGCACGCGGAAGTGCGAAAGGGCCTGGCGGCGAAGATGATCGTCGAGGGAATGGCGCGGATGGCTACACCGGCGGAGGCGAAGGCATTTCGGGACCTGCAGGCGGATGCGAAGCGAGCGGTGGATGAACTAGCCGCGGCGTCTAAGGTTCAACTGGCGGTGGTGGCGGCTTCGGAACTAGACAGGCTGAGGAGCGCGGCTAAACCGAAGGCATAGTCTATGGCGCTGCTGATGGATGGACCGCCGTCGACGATCGAAGACCTGACGTCGCACGATTCGCAACTGCTGAGCGTGGCCAGCACCGAAGGAATCGACATCACACAAAAGCTTGCGGTGGCGCAACGGACGGCCGCACTCGAGGTGGAGGGCCTCCTGCGGAACAGAGGCCATCACGTGCCCATTGCCAACGTGGTGGTGACGCCCTGGATGCGAATGTGGCACACGTACTGCAGCCTGGAATTGATTTACGCGGATGCATACAACAGCCAATTGAACGACCGGTACGCAGGAAAGCGGGACCAATTCCGGGCTTTGGCGAAATGGGCGTACGACAAGCTCATCCAGACAGGCGTAGGAGTTACAGACAGACCCCTTCCTCAGGCTTGCAAGCCCGCGGTTGTGGCAATCGCCGGCGTGCTGCCAGACGACACGTACTACGTGACCGTAGCGTGGGCAAATGCAGGAGGTGACGAGGGAGCGAACTCGGTACCGAATGCGATCACGACATCGAGCAGCGGCTTTCTTGTAGCGCTGGCGGGAGCGCCGGCGGGCGCGATCGGGTGGCACGTTTATGCAGGGTCGACGCCGGAGGCTATGGTGCGGCAGAACGAATCGCCGATCCCGCCTGACCAGTCATGGCAGCAGACAGTGCCGTTGTCGACGGCAGGGGCGAAGCCAGGAGAGGGGCAAGCGCCGAGCCGAGTGCTGGCGGTGCCGCGCGTTTTGCAGAGGGGATGATGGCGACGGGAATCGCAAACCAGGCGAAGACGAAAGTCGTAGACCGGCTGACCGGATCAGGCGGGATCGGCGCGACGTTGGGCGCGCTCACCGACAACACGCCGGATGGCTGGGGAGTGGTCACACAAAATGTGGCGGCGGAACTCGCGGAACGGAGCGGGACGGTGAAGTATCCGGCCGTGAACGTGTACTGCGAGAAGATCGGCAACGAACTCCGCGAGAAATTCCGGAGCTTCTCTGGGACGGTCCGAATGGCGATCGAAGTACGACATTCACAGGACCGCCTGGAGGGGATCGAGGATGCCGTCGAGCAGTACACGGAGGCGATCACGAGCGCGTTAAGCGCAAGCCGCGGCGACTGGGGAGACGGGATGTTCTACAACGGCGGTTACGAAGTGACGTTCGGGGCCGTCAAGCGCGGGGGCAAGAATTTCGCGCAAGTTGCCAAGGTGACGTTCGAGGTTGGAGTGAGCAGGAGCTGACCGGACTAGATTTGCGACTTGACTCGCAATGTCCGAGCTTCGCTCGGATTGCACAGGCCGGGAGGCCTGTGCCACGACGGGAGAGAACATAAGTGGCTTCATACATATCTTCGCAGGCGAATCGTTTTTATACAGCACTGGAGAGCAGTTACGGAACGGTTGGAACGATCCATGCCGCGAATCGAATTCCAGCACTTAAGCTCATGGTGCAACAGCAAACGGAGGTTCGCGAGCGAAAGGACAAGACCGGCAGCCGCACGTTCGCTGGACTGCCGCCAGGGGGCAGGCGAAAGACGGCGTTTGAGCTTAGGACATACCTGACAACGTGGCAGAGCACCGGCGATCCGGGATACGGACCGCTGTTTCAGGCCGGGCTGGGCGGCGCGCCGCTGAGATACGCGGGGGGTACGGCGGCTTCGAGCACGAGCGGCGGGCGGTTGGGGTTTGGGGCAGCGCACGGACTGAGTGTGGGACAGGCTGTGTCGAGCGGCGGTGAGATCCGGTTCGTGGCGGCCATCGTGGACGGGAGCACAGTACAGCTCAACGCACCGTTTACGGTGCCGCCCACGGCCGGAGGGACATTGAGCGCGACGATGACCTACCGGCCGGCGACAGACCTGCCGAGCGCGACGATTTTCGATTACTGGAGTCCGTCAAGCGCGGTGCAGCGGCTGGTCCGGGGCGCCGCGGTGGACCAGATGGAGATTCTGGTGAACGGCGATTATCACGAAGTGCGGTTCAAAGGGCTGGCGCAGGACGTCGTAGACAGCACGAGCGTTTCCGGCGGGGTGACGCAACTGCAGAGCTTTCCGGCGGAGCCGGAGCTGGGCGCGTTCGACTATTCGATCGTGCCGGGGAATATGGGGCAGGCGTGGCTGGGGACATCACCGACGCAATTCTTCACGATCACTGGTGCGTCGGTGGTGTTGAAGAATGAACTAGAGACGCGGTCTCGCGAGTTCGGGTCGAACGTGCCGCTGGCGATCGTGCCGGGGCAACGGTCGGTGACGGCCGCGTTCGATTTGTACAGCATGGATGACGATGCCACGAAGGGCCTTTACCAGGCCGCGAGGCAACATTCACCGATCAGCGTGATGTTTCAACTGGGCGAGGCCGCAGGGCAGGTCATGGGCGTGTACCTGAAGAGCGTGATCCCAGAAGTTCCGGACTTTGAGGATGGGGAGAATCGGCTGCAATGGAGATTCCGCAGCTCGCGGGCGCAAGGCACGGTAGATGACGAGGCGATCGTGGCGTTCGCTTGAACTGCCGCCTGGAGGCGATGTGAATTACGAGAGTTCGGTGGTGGTGGAGTCGACCGCGCGGCGAGGGGTGAAGCTGCGGGTGGCGCGAATGTCCTTCGGACGGCGTGTGGAACTCATGCGGCGGGTGCGGGAACTTTCACGAAAAATAGAATTTCTAGAAGCGGGCCAGGATACGGGCGGATTGATGGATGCGGGGCTGCTGCGAGCAGAGATCGACCGAACGTTCGTGCTCTGGGGACTGGAGAGTATCTCGGGGCTGGACGTGGACGGAGCGGACGCGACTCCCGAAGCGCTGATCGAACGCGGTCCGGAAGACTTATTCCGGGAGGCGCTGGCTGCGGTGCGCGCGCAGACGGGATTGAGCGAGGAAGAAAGAAAAAACTGATCGCCGCCTTCCATTTTCAATTGTCGGGCCAGGCCGGCTGGGAGTGCGACGTGTGCCGGAAGTCCGGTCTGGAGCAAAAGAGAAGATGCGGGTGGGCTACCAAGGGTCCTGATAGCGAGAGATCGACAGTGGTGTGGGCGCGGGGAAATGCCGCGCTGTCGACCTGTCCGAAGTCCTACATCACAGCAGAGAGCGAGGGGCTGGTGGAGGAATTCCTGGTGCGGCGGAGGTTGGGAGGACTGCGCTTCGAAGAGCTAAGCGCACGCCAGGTTGAGGCGTTTCTGATTCTGGATAAGGAATTACGGAATGGGCAGCGAAGCACAAGACATATTGAGTGAGCTTTTCGGAGCGTTATCTGGAGGAGGGTTCGGGCGGACTGGCGGCGGGCTTGCCGGAATCTTCGGCGCGAATGCGGGGGACTCGACGAACAGCGGAGGGGCGCGAAGCAATCCGGAGGGAGTACGGCAGCGTCGATCGGGATGGACATCCTGAAGAGCGGCCTGGGGCTAGTGCCGCTAGTGAGCGGTCTTATGGGACTCTTCGGCGGCGGTGAATCGGAAGCGCCGGTGCCACTGGTGAAGTATGCCTTGCCGGCAAGCATCGACCTTCAGGGAGCCGAAAGCGCCGATGGTATCGTCCAGGCGGATTACGACCAGAGCGGGGCGGCACGCCGGTATGCACAGCCGCCGAGCAACACCGGCCGAGCGAGCACTCAGCCTTATGTGAATGTCACAGTGCAGGCGATGGATGCGCGGTCGTTTCTAGACCGCAGCAGCGATATCGCGGCGGCGGTGCGAGACGCGATGCTGAATCTGAACTCGATCAACGACGTGGTCAACGATCTCTGATATGGCGACCTTTCCCAACATGAAGACAAGCGCGGTGATGCAGTATCCGGCGCGACGATCCGTGAGATATCAGAACCAGGCCGTTCGATTCGTGGACGGGACGGAGCAGCGATACCGCGATAGCGCGGGGCCGCTGCGCCAGTGGGAGATCCGGCTGGATTTGCTGGATGAACGGGAACTAGGGGAACTGGAAGGGTTCTTCGCGGCGAACCAGGGGAATTTTGGAACGTTCGATTTCATTGACCCGTGGAACGGGCAATCTTATAAGAACTGCCGTCTGGCCAGTGACGAGATGAGACTGACGGCGTCGGGCGAGATGCGTGGGTCCACTTTGCTGGTGGTGCGCGAGGAAAGGGGCTGAGGATGCTTCAGTACCCGCAATTGGTCCATTTTCCGGTGGTGAAGCGCCGAAATGCAAGGACCGTCCTGAACCGGATGGCGGACGGCAGGTCACTCGCGCTGGCCGATCCATTCGGCGAGACCGTCGAATGGCGCCTCGAATACAGCGAGTTGAGTGACGACGAGCTCCGGACGCTGGAGCAGTTCTTTACGGCCGCTGAAGGGACGCTGAATTCGTTTCAGTTCGTGGACCCACTCGCGAATCTGTTGAACCCATCCGCCTGGGTGAAGGGGCCGCTGCTGACGATGACAGGCGGTCTCGAGGAATGGCACTTGGTGAATTCTGGCGGCGGGCCGCAGGGCATTACGCAGACCGTAAATGGACCGGGCGGTTTTCTCTATTGTTTCAGCGCATACGCGCGTGCAGAGCAGGATTGCATGGTGACGCTTTCTGCGGGGAGCCGGCAGGTGGAATCGCGTGTATCGACCGGGTGGTCGCGATTTGTGACTGCGGCAACGGCAGACGATCCGACCTTCGGGCTGGAGCTGGAGGCCGGTGCAGCGATCGACGTGAAGGATTTGCAGGTAGAAGCTCAAGCCTGGGCGTCGGCATATCGGGGCATCACCGGCGGCGGTGTGTACGAGGACGCAAGGCTGCGCGACGACACGCTCGAAATTATGACCACCGGACCGAATCGACACGCGTGCGCGGTGAATATCATCCATGCAAACCATATTTGAGGCCAAGGAGCAGGCCGTCACAGATACGCCGCTGTTGGTCTTCGACTGCGTACTCGCCGACGGACGAACAGAACGATGGAGCACGCACCAGGTGACCGTAGGGGGCGAGTCTTACCAGGCTCGCGTTCTGGCCCACAACATTTTCGAGATGCAAGCCGCATCCGATCAGGGGGTGGACGGAGTACCGCGAATTTCAATCCTGCTAGCGAATGCGGACTCTCACTTTTCAGAAGTCGAGCGGGCAACCGGTTGGAAGGGCGCTCGGCTAACGGTGGGCTTCCTTTTTTACGATCTTCGGAAGGACACCGCGGCTACGGAACGGTCCGTAATCTTTCAGGGAACTTGCAATCCGCCGGACGAGATCCGGGAGGGGACCTTCCGCATCACGGCGAGCAACAGGATGAATCTCCAGCGGCTGGTGCTACCGCAGGTTCGGATTCAGCGCCGATGCCCGTGGGAATTTCCACAATCGGAGGCGCAGCGGACCGAAGCCGTAGATGGAGGCGTGAACGGGAAGTATTCGCGGTATTACCGCTGCGGATACTCGGCGGGCGTCGCAGGGGGCAGCGGCAATTTGAACGCGGGCGCTCCATTTACAGCCTGCGGTTACACACGCGCCGACTGCACGGCACGCGGAATGTTCAACCATTTTGGAGGCATCGAATTCGTCCCACCGGCGATTTCCGTTCGAACCTATGCGGACAAAAGCTGGCACACGTCGGCAATATCGGTGAACGAGGTGCGCTACAACGACTACGTCCCGCTGGTGTATGGGACGGCCTGGTACACACCGCCGGTGGTCTTCGCGCGAAATGACGGCAATCTGACACGGATGGAGGTGCTCCTCGGGATCGGGGAAATTGCCGGAGTGCTGAAAGTCCTGGTGAACGATGTAGAGATTCCAGCGGGCGTCTCGGGCGTGAACATGACCGGCACGGGATGGTACAACGTTCCGACGCTGGGAACCAGAGCCGGCGCGTGCAACCCGGACTTCGCGGATGGGCGCGGGCAGCCGCTCGGCGATCCCTATGGCAGCATGGCGTACGCATCGGTAGTGGTGCCGAATCGGCTGAATGACGGGACATCGCTGCCACGCGTCCGCGTATTGGCGCAGGGGTTGAACGTGCCTGTTTACGCGGCCGACGGCACGCTGGTGGGTGAGCAATTCAGCAGCAATCCGGCTTGGATCCTACTCGATATTCTGCGGCGGATGGGATGGGGTTTCGAAGAAATCAACGCCGGCAGCTTTGCCGCCGCTGCGGCATTCTGCGACGAGCAGATCGCAGCCGTAGACCTGAATGGGAATTCGATCACGGTGGCGCGGTTCGCGTGCAACGTGGCCATGCAGAACCGCAGGAGCGCGGGCGACGTGGTTCGCGGGATCCGCAATACGGCGCGGCTGTTGTTGAGCTACGGCGCAAACGGGCTGGTGGAATTGCGAGTAGAGAACACGATGGCCGGGGAACAGCCGGACAAACCAGCGTGGTCAAACAGCAAGGAGCCAAGAGACGGCGGATGGCCAAGTTATGAATTCGGCGATGGGAGTAATGGCTTCTCTGGGATCGTGCGACGGCAAAACGGCGAGCCGACGCTCCGGGTATTTTCGCGGAGCATGGCGGACACACCCAACCGGTTCGCGGTTGAATTTCAGGACGCGCTGAACGAGTACCAGCAGGACGGCTTCTCGCTCGTAGATCCGGACGATGTGGCTCGCTGTGGTCAGGAGGTATCGGCGACGCTGAGCGCCATAGGGATCGCCAACTACGATCAGGCCGGGCGGCTGTTGAAGGTAGCGCTCGATAAGTCGGTGGAGGGAAATACTTACATCGAGTTCGAGACGAGTGTAAGAGCTTTCGGGGTCCGGCCGGGCGACCTGATCACCGTTACGTACTTGAAAGAAGGGTTCAACCGGCAGCCGTTTCGAGCACTGAAGATCGCGCCGGGGACTAATCATCGCATCACGAGAGTTACGGCACAGATTCATGCGGATTCGTGGTACGCCGACAGCAACGGACAGTCCTTGTCGGCGCCTGGGGGCCGGCGGTTGGGCACCGCCGGGACAGGCGTCCCAAGACCGTTGATGGGCAGCGAAGTGGATGGAAACGGCGCCATTCAGTTCGGTGTTACAGAATCGGTAACCACGGCCGGCGATGGCCGGGTCGAGACGAGCGTCGCTGTCGCGTTCGTATCCCCGGCCATCGCGAGCGGTCCCGGGCCTGGGATTCCGTTAATCAACCTTTCACCGTCGATCGGTGGAGGAGGCACATTCAAGAATGGAGAGATTCTGTATTACGGAATCACGGGTGTCGATGCGAGTGGGAACGAGGGAACGATTTCGTTTCTAGTACGGGCCAGCGTCCCGGGCGATGGAAGCAGCGTCAAATTGAGCGATCTGAGCTTCGCTTCGGGGACGGCCGCGTTCAATGTTTACCGCGGTACGACGCCGGTCGAGCTATTTCGAGTAGCGACAGGGCAGGCGCTGACGACAGCGTTCACGGATCACGGCTCGCCGGTGCAGTTGACGCCGGTACCGGACGCGAACTTCGATCATGCAAACTTCTACTGGCGGATGGAGTTGCAGCCCGAAATGGCAGTAACGGCACAGTCCCCTAATACCATTGGGAGTTCCACGTTGGAGATGGCCGAAAACCGGTACCGGGGAGCAACGGCACGGATTACCCGTGGGCAAGGCGCCGGACAGGAAAGAACGATCGCGTCCAACTCGGCGACTACCGTGACGGTGACAGGAGCGTGGGAACCGGAGCCGGATGCGACCAGCTTTTTTGCGGTCGCCGAGAGCGGCTGGAAGTTCGGAGCGGTCGCCCAGAGCAGCCCAGTGCAGTTTGCGATCCCCAATCTACCAGGCGAGACGGTACACCTCACGGGACGCGCGGCGAACGTCAACGACCTGGAGAGCGCGTCGGAACTGGCGATTGTGACGCGGTGGCAGATCGGCGGAAGCGGCTCGGGAGGAGATAGCGACGTGCCCCCCGCACCAATCTTCGGCCTTAGCGCCGGCGTAAAGGGTGGAACTGTGGACCTCAGCGGAGTTTCCTTTCCAGACCTGAAGAACACGCGAACGATTTCGGCCGGAACACTGACACTGTATTACAGAGACGAGATCGGCGGGACGACCGGAATACTTGGCACGAGCATGACGGCCGCCGACACTTCGTTCACCTTGACGGCGGCGGGAACTGCGTCCACCGGGAGTCACGTATTGATCGACGGTGAAGTAATGCGGGTTGAGGGAGTACAGAACAATGGCACGCAATGCAGCGTAACGAGAGATCTGCACGGCACAACTGCTGACGACCACGCAACACAAAC